ATAAAAATTAATTAAATTTAAATATATTTTTAGCGTCTTCAAGTTTCTTAGAAGTATCGTATAAAATATCGTTTTTGTCATTTACAGCTCTTAAATTTTTGGCTCTGTGATAATCAAAATCGTCAGGTTTAGTCTTGAAAACTATTTCACTTGGTAATGTGTTTAGTATTCTTTTAGTTGGATTTGTTATTCTTACATGGGGAGGAATTAATAGTTTGTCTTTACTGAGACGTTCCTTTACTAATTTTATAGAATTTTTAAAATAATCAAAATCTTCTATATAGTCTGTTACCCCTTCTGGCAAAATTACACTACTTACAAAAGATTGAGACTTGAAGTTTTTAATTGGAATTTTTTTGCTAGTGTTAGAATCTACTTTTTTTAAATATTTTGACTCATATGGAAAATTGTTTTTATAAGAAATTAAATTTTCAGTTAACCCATTTTCATCCGTTACTTTTAATGATGGTTTCGAAAAAAGCTTTGCCGAAAGACCTACGTTAACAGAAGTTATCTCAACAGTTTTTTTACTTCCTATATTATCACTTGTTTCATTTAAGACGTCGCCCATTTCATTAAATATTTTAACTTTTTGTGGTTCGTCCGACGATTGCGATTCATCCGAAGTTTGTGTTGAGTCTAAAGTTTGTGTTGAGTCTAAAGTAGCGTATTCTACTTTTTTTGGTTCGGGTCTTTTACCATTAATTTTAAATCCTAATAGCGCTAATGAAATTATTAATAATAAAATTAGCGATCTCATTTAGTAATAATTAAATATTTTAATTAAATAATTTTATTTAATCGAAGTATTTAATCACTATATTGTTACTCTACAAATTGGACATGTGTTAGATTGCTTTGACAACCAAGTTTTAATACAATCTTTACAAAAAATATGTTGGCAATTTAATTTAATATTATCCGACTTGTCGTCCATACAAATTGGACAGGACGTATATAGTTCATATTTTTCTAAATTGTCAATCTGTTCAACAGATAATACTTTTTTTTGCTTTCTAAATGGTATAATTATTGAGAGTAGATCTAAGCTATATATAGTAGATTCAAAATAATTTTCGGAGACTCCAAAAAAATTTGAAAATAACTCTCTAAATTCTTCATTGTCTGTTTCTTGAGTATCTTGAGTATCTTGAGTATCCCGAGTTTCAGTAAAGTAACCAACTAATACATTATCGTTAATAAAGGTAAAATTGATAATAGTTCTAATTAACATTTATTATTACACTATCTAATTTTTTTAAATTCTTTAGAAAAACTATTTTTAACTTGTGAACTTTCTACATACGTAACGGGTATTCCTGAATACGCATTATTTTTACCATCGTTTACAATTTTAGAAGCTGTAAATGATGGCGCTTTAGTTATATTAAAATTGACACTCGCCATCGTATAATCAATATTTGGAGGCTTTTTAAACTGTTCAAACCGATTTAAATCTAAGTAAGTTAAATTATTAAGAGATTTGTTACTATTTTCTATTTTAGCCGAATTAAAATCCATTTATACTATATTAATTTATTTTTTTTAAAAATTAATATAAATCGCTAACTCTGAATTCATTTGTTATATCTGATTTAAGTATATCGTTAGATACTTTTCCTCTAACGATATTATTAATAGGCGCTATATTATATTTTTCATCATTTAAATCTTCCTCTTTATTTTTAGAAGTACTATTTTCTATAAAAAATATTTTAGAAAGATTATCTGTATCAATTCCCCTTTTATAAGTTATATTGGTCATGCTTTTTTTATTCGCTGTCTGATCTAATAACTTTATTTTTTCTAAATCATCGGCATTTTCAAACTCGGTTTTTTCTATGCTTTCTAACACTTTATTAAAATTTTTATTGTAAGCCATATCTTTGTTGAAAGATAAAAAATATATTACCACGGACAATGTAAGTGAAGATATTCCAGCAAGTAGTATTTCTTTATAATTGTTAAAAAAAAGTGTTGATACGGCAGTTACTAAAATTATTAATCTAGTCAATGCGTTATATCTAAAATTTTTGTCTGGACCTCTGAATGGATTAACTTCAAAAGAATGAAATAATACGCATATATCACTTAACCAATATGACGTCATTTACATATAATTAAGAATTTATTTTATTTAAAAACTTTATTGAATTTCCGTTTTTAAAATTTTCAATTTCATTTTTATAATCAGTTGCATATAATGCGTTATATTTTTCAAATACTGCTGTGTTATTATTAACAACTATTTCTCCCAATACAAAAAGAGATTGAACGTAATCCCATATAGCTTTTTTAGTTATAGGAGTCAAATCATTCCAATAAGCGTCCAATCCACAGTCTTCTGTAAAATTACCGAAATTTTTAACTTGTTCATTAATTTTCTTATCTTTCAAAAAAAAGGATTCGTTTCTACTTTTAATTTCGTTTTTATAATTGATACAACCTGCCATAAAAATATTAACAGGTGTTTCCGGAGACATTTCTTTCATCATTATAAACAGTTTTCTGTATGTTTTTATCTTTGGTGTATCAAATTTAGATATAATTTTTTCTAAAAACTCTTCGAAGAGTTTGTTAAATGTTTCTATTTCTTTTTTCATTATAATATTAATTATAAGTTTTTTTTTTAAATCATTTTATTTAATAAATATTAAATGGATTCGGAACTCAGAATTAATAGCACTAATTTTTTTGTTAACAAAGTAGATTCGTTTTTAGATATTATCGACATGAATATTCTTAAGACTAGATTTCCATTAGATTCGGAAGATTCTCCAAGAGGGTTTTACAGAATAAATTTTGCTGAGAAAAAGAACATGGGTGCTGGAACCATTAATTCAAATTATAATAGACCACCAGTTGGACCAATTAAAAAAGGACTTTATTGTAGTTATTGTTATAAAAAGGGTCCTCAATTTCATACAAATGAGTGTCCTTATCCAGAAGATAAAAGTTTATATTTAACACTTGGAGGATTTAATGAATTTGTAATTAAAAATAATTCATATGATGGAGATTATTTTGAATTAAAACAAAAAATAATAGATGGAACAATAACTCAAGAGGAATTAAACGATGAACTATTGTTTATTATAGATGAAGTAAAACTATCAGAACAACAATTTAGTTTAGAAAGACAGTCTAATTTATTATCAAAAATTCAATTTTCTGGAATAATTAAAAAAAGAGGGCCAAAAAAATTGGCTAATAAAACTGCCACAACTCAATTTTTAAATAGTGCCATAATTTTTTATAAAGACGGCCCTGATAAAACTTCTATAAGAGTGAGTAAAAACGGACTAATTAATTTAGTTAATATTCCTAAAGAATCTGAAAAATTAAAATTTTTAATTGATTCTTTAATTGACAAAATCAAACAATCTGGTGCTGTAGACACTGAAAAATTTGAAGAAATTACTGGATTACCAGATTTTGAATACTTACCTTATAAATCGTATACACATTCTATTACTGCGCAATTCAGTGTATCTAGAAGTTTAGAAATAAATTTTGAAAATTTAAATAATCTAATAGCTCCAACTGATCCATACGGAAATTTGTTAAACACGGAACATACAAGTCTTGAAGTAACTAATAATGGATTTACTATCATAAACTTTAAAGGAATTAAAATAATTGAATGGTCTTTTTCTTCAGGTAAAATGTCACGCAATCAAACTATGATAAAAGAATATATCAAATTTGTATCAATTCCGGCACCCGGAATTAAAATTACTGGAATAATAAACAAATATGGAGTAATTATGTTAACTATGTCTAGATGTGGAGATAAAATAATTAAAGAATCTTTATGTGGTGATACTTTTACACCTTTGTCAGTTAATTATTTCAATTTACTAAAAGAAGTTTTTATCGATTTTTTTACTAAAAACGATAAATTTCTTCTTAAAAAAACTTTGACAAGCGAAATAGTAAAACCGGAGAGAAATACCTTATCTGGATACGCACCGGCACATTGTAGACCAATAAGGACTAGGAAATTAAAAGACGGAACAACTTACTACGAAGAGATGCATCCTGTACCGTATTCATGGAAAGGTAAATGTCCAGATCCAAATTATCAATTTTTAGATCCACTAGGTTCTGCCGACGAGTATGGTATTAGGTATCCATGCTGCGAAGCTAAAAGTAAAAAGTCTATTGAAAGAATGAAAGAATATTTAATTAAAGGATTTCCAAACGGTGCCGATGATAAAACTAAATCCGATAATTTTTTGAGTTCAATTACAGAAACAGAAGATCCATATTCTGGAATTATAATTTTTGGAAGTAACACTAAAGGAGCAACTGCTAAAGTATTAATAGATGGTAATTTTGAAACAGTTACCGTAATTAAAAAATTATCTAAGAAAAACAACGATTATCAGGTAAGAAATAATAGAACCGGAGAAATTTTAGAAGTTAAGGGAGAAGATTTTGAAAGAGAAAGTAGATATTTCAGAGGATTAAACACTTTTACAAAAGATGAACTATTAATGTGTATAAAAACAAATCTTTATAATTTAGATCTTACGATTAACTCTCGCGGAGAGTTAGTTCACAATTTAATATCTAATTTAAATGAAAAATTTAGTCCGCGTCATAGAACGATATTCTTAAACTTAATGGGTTCAACTAAAGTTAAAATGAGGGATTTAACTTACAATAGTGTATTAGATTTAACCAAAAATAAATATTTCCTCAAAAATGTCGGAACTGATTCCAATAACTTTTTTTTAGTACTTTCTCCTGAAGGTAATTTTTTTATTAACGAGAATTTTAATAGCTTAGAAGCGGATATTCAAGAATTATCTACTGATACAATTATTTTAAACGGATTTTTAACTTTTAACTTTATCGAATCTAAATATGTTTACACTATAATTAGTTTAATATATTACAATGAAAGTTTAGAAGAATATACATTTATAGACCGCGAATTAATTCTAAGGGAATTACTATCAAAATTTAGTAGCATTACGGAGATAATATTTGTTTATCCAGACAATTATACAGACTTAATAGAGGGATCTAATGTAATAATAGAGTCTAACGATAAAAATAAGATGGTGTTCATTAATAGCGAAGATTTTAAAGATAATATACTATGGAGTGATAAAGATAAATATTCTGATAATATAGAATTACAAATACTCGCTATAGACTATATTACTTACACAATAGAATTTGGTTATGAGTATAAAGAGTTTCCAAGTAATATTGGAATAGATTTAATTAAAAAATACACATTCTTTGAAAAACTACCAGTTGGTTTAAAATTGGGCGATTATATAAAACTTAAAATTAATCGTGACATAAATGGAAATATCGTTCCAAATAGAAAACTAACTATAATTAGAAAAACTACAAAAACATTTACTTATGAGTACATTGTAGATTTACTATTAGTTAAATTTTTTCCTATTAATTACACTTTTTATAGTCAGGTTGATAAATGGTATTATTTTGATAATACATTGGTTTACGATGGCGAAAAATTAACGTTTATTGAAGATTTTTAACAAAAGTTTAAAAATATCTTCTAAGATTACACTTTTTGACAACAGTTCTATTTCTATTTGAAACGTTTCTTTAGAATCTTTTGTTTGAGTAAAACTTCTATCCATAAAAAGTACGTCAGTTATTGCTGTAAAATCAATTCTATATAGATTAGTAGGTTCTGTGTATGTCATCCTGTATTTTCTTTGACCATTTCCAACCGTATTAAAAGTGTCCGACGCTTTTTCAGAAGATCTCGAAAAACGAACGTCAAATCCTGCTATAGCTTTAAGATTAACGTCTATATTTACTATTCTTTTTTTATCAATGGAATTTAAAAGTATGTATTTTCCAAAGTCTTTAGAGTAAGCGTGACGTGTTCTTATCTTACTTTCTTCGAAATCGTTATACAAATCTACATAATCTTCAATAAGTTCTACAAAATTTAAACTTCTAACTATGTTCAAATATGCGATAAAATCTTCCCTTGGTATCTGAGGATTAAATCCTTTACCAATAATTCCCAATCTTAATTCTACTTCATTGTCAGTAGTCGGATCTATAGAGTCAATCATTTCTTTCAAAGATAACTGCTGGTCTTCTGGGATATATTTAATTTTACCATTAATTGCCAAACAATTCATTAATTTATTTTTAGATGAATAATCTAACATTATTTTTAGAGCATCTTTGTGCGACTTATTAAAGAAATAAAATAAATCTTTAATCCGTACAGGATTTTTAAAACTGTTAATTACATTTAGTACAGTATTCAAGGCATTTGGTTGAGATTTATCTGTTCTGATGTCTTTGAATTCAAATTCTCCGGTCTGGGTTAATTTAAATTCTACAATTGAATTGTTTTGTATACTTTCTGGTATTACAACTACGACTGGTTTGTAATTTTTTTGAAAAAGTACTTCTTCTTTATTAAATGTTACTAACACATTTCCAGTCGTTTTTGAAATTTTTTTAATTTTTAAATCGACAGTTTGCTCAGTTTGAGGTTTCCATTTAAATTGTTCACTTCGAAACTTGTTCCAAGTTCCAATTGTGTATAAAGTTTTATAAGATGTAAAAATAAGTCCGTCTAAAATTAAACGCTTAGAAATAAAAACATCAGTGTTAGATTTGTTATATTTTTCTTTTAGTTTTTTATAATGTGCTTTTCTGCTCAGTTTAAGATTATTTTGTAGGTACCCGCTATTAATATTGTTATAAATCCCGCTAAACATATATTCCGATGGTATGCTAGTAAGAAAATATATTGGTTTAAGTTCTACGTTAAACCATGGAACTGATTTAAGAGCATCTGTTAATTTAGGAATCATATCTGGCGCGTAAGAAGGTGTTTCTATCAACTTATAAAGAATATCGTATCTCTGAATGTATGTCCATGGTACTGCTCGCGGAACATTATCAAACGGGATAACCATAGATACCGACTGACCGATCACAGTTTCACCATTAATAACATTAATAGTTCCAGGACCATATAAAATATCGAATGCCATAAAAGATACTCCAGCAATTTCTCTAAAATCTAATTCTTTGAACGAGTTGCCCTCAGAATTAAAAAATACCAATTCTCCATCGAGTAACATTTCTTCCCGGACGTCTACGTATGGTAGAACGTCCCTTGATTTATCTCTTATTGTATAAAGATTCATATTTCTATCTATAAAACAAACGACTCTTTTTGGTGAATCTTCGATTCGTGGTCCAATATACATTAAAACTCTTGTACCATCAACCTTTTGAGTAACAGTATAAAAACTTTTTCCAACTGAATCTATAGTTGCTAAAGTGTGAACATCTTTTTTTTCAAGAGTTATAGGAAGACCACCTATAAATTTTTTAGGGTCATAGTTTTTATTCCTTGTGATCATATTCTTTACAAAATTTTCAAAATGTTTAATAAGTTGTACATCCCTTATTAATTCCATATTAATTAATATTACATAATATATTTTAATATGGATTAATTTTAACAATATTCAAAAGTTATCTAAACTGCGGCGACACGTATTTATAATCTAAAAAATTGAATATGTCTTCTTCAGTTTCAGGAGTTGGTTTTTGTATTTTTTTAAGATATTCTTCTTCAGAAACAGGTGTTCCGTTTTTATTGGTTAAGTATCTTTCATTAAGTGAAAATCCTTTTTTAAGAGCGTGGGATCTCATTTTAAGATTAAACTCTTTTGAACCTGTAGTAAATAATAAAGCAAATGGAAAAACTTCCAAAGAATAATAAAATATATCTATATGTCTAAATGTATCAAGTATTTTTGCTACGGCCATAATCTTAGTTTCTCCACTTGCTATAATATTTTCGGTAGTGAAAATTTTAGATTCTATCAAATTTTTATAAAATCTATTCATTAAAAATTCGTTGTATGTTTTAGAAATAATTAAAACGTCTACATCACCAGAATCTTCTTTTCCACGTCTGTAAGATCCAGAAAGTATAAGTTCTCCTTCCAAATTTAAACTATCAAGGGTTTCGTCAAAAATTGCAGTTAGAATGTCTTTCCAATTATTCATTTCGGATCTTGGTATTCTTTTTTCCAAATCGTCGTAATGTTTTAACCCAATTGCCTGTTTTGAATTAATTACTCCTTTATTTACAGAGTAAAGTTCTTTTAGTTCGGCAACTGTTGTTATATCAAATTCTTTATACAATTTAATAGCAGTCGTTTTACCTATACCGGCAATTTTAGACAAATTTTCTATTGCTTGAGTTTCTTTATCGATTTCCGTTTCTTCAACAATTTGTATTCCATCTGCGGTTCCAGTTTTTAATATTGTATCGATTTTTTGAATAATCGAACTTTTCCATGTTCCATTTTTTTGCTTGAATTTTTCTTCATCTGCCAACGTCATTCCACCATCTCTTAGAGATTTTATATAATCTTCTATTGTATTTAAATTGTCGTTATCAGATAAAATAGCAATTGCTTCTTTGTATTTTTTAATTTTAAATGTCCAGTTTGGCTCTTTTGAAGATACTATTTTATTTATAATTTGTGAAAGAACTTTTTTAACTCTTTTAACATCTACCCTTTCTTCGGTCTTTTTTTCAGATTTATCTGGATTTTTAATGTCAAAACGTAATCCTCTATAAACAGGATGTCTGGGTACTCCGTCATCTGTCATCTCCATATAACTAAAAGATACAATCGCTCCTATCGGAATATATTCTTCAGACCCTGGTGTATTATAATATTTTCTTTGGATATCTGTGAATCCGGTTCCTATATTAGAAAAAACTCCAGTTACTTTTCCATCCTTTATCATTTCACACCGCAAAGCTCCAAGCATACCTTGTAATCTTCCTTCCCCTGATAAATAGCCCCTAACTATACATTCTGCGTCTTCTTTAATTTTGTATTTTAACATATATTTACTTCTTTTTTCTTCATACGGAGACCCAGGTGCTCTCAACATTATTCCTTCTGCCCCATTTGAAGTTAAATCGGTGTAAAGATTTACCAGCTGTTCCATCGATTGAATCTTAATTTGTTGAGTAAATTGTAATGGATAAATTGTTTTATTTGGATATTCTATTTTATCCCAACATTTTTTCCTATCTAAAACAACAGTTTGTAAGAAATCCATTCTTTGTTCAAACGGTCCTTTAAGACTTGGTACGTCAAATACCTTAAATATTACCGGATATCCATTTTTACCAGACCATATGTCGTCAATTTCAGTTTTAGAATAAGTTGAACCTGGTTTAATATTAGACAGCTTTCCTGTAGATTGAAACATTCCTCTTCCAATCCAAATCTCCCCATCCAAAGCAATGCCAGGTGGTAATATTTTATAGAACCATTGCGGTACATAGGTATAAACTTTTGGATTTCCTACCCCAGAACCTCTAGAAATTATTTTTTCGCCATCCCATAAAGCTCTTATTCCATCCCATTTCTCGGATGCCCACCAATTTAAAGGCGGTTCATTAATTCCCAACTCTTTAGACAATTTATCCGATAATTTTACAATGGATCCAGTTTTTGCTTCATATAAATTTTGTCCAGTCATTACTTTAAGATTTTTAACGTAAATTTTGTCATCTACTATAGAAATATCTTGAACTTTTGGATAAACTGATTTGTATCCGGTGAAACATTGTGTATTTTCTTTATATTTTTTAAATTCAATAAAAGAATCGAATCCAAGACTCAATGCTAATTTAGTTAAACACTGCTCTAGTTTATTTTTTTGAGTATTAATTATTAATCTGTATTCTTGATTAATTCTAAAAGAATTGAATGAATTAAAACCAGCTTGTAAAGACAATTTAATAAGACATTGTTCAAGTTTTATTCTTTGGTCTGTGGTAATCATTTATAATTTTACCTATAATATAATTTTAAATATAATTATTTTTGTTCCTTTTCTACGCTTTGAGAATTCGATTTATTATCGAATGGTAGATTATATTTTTCAAACGATTTAATTGTGTGAGGACAAAGGTCACGTATGAGTTCTTTAATCGCATCCGAATACTGTTTAATTTCTGGTTGAGCATTAGAAGCCGATCGTAGTCTTATAAAATTAAGAAGATTATGTAAATCAATACACCAATAAAATTCAGTATACATATTTAACGGAAGACCGATGCGTGCCATTTCTTTAGATACTCCCATATCGATTAGTTTATTATACATAGAGTATTGTTGATTGGCAGTTTCTATATAATTTTTAAATAAATTAATTATTTCCGGATCTGTAATTTCTTCTCCAGACATTTGTTTATTAAATTCTCCCTGTACGCATATCTTTTCTGGAATATAAAACTCCGGCTTCAAAACCGAATATCTTCCAGAAATTTCATTTACATTTGCGGTCCTATGTCTAATCCACTGTCTTTGAATAAATATTGGGCATTTAATGTGAAACTTTAATTTAACCATTTCAAAAGGGCTAGTATGCTTATGTTTAATTAAAAAATCAATTAGTTTAGAATCCTGTTCCGGAGTTTTGGTTCCCTGGTCTAATGAAACTCTTGCGGCTTGAACTATCGCGTAATCGCACATCATTTCTGTACAGTCTTGTGGTATAACCCTAGGCATACAATCTACAAGTTTTACAAATCCAGCGTTTCCAATAAATTTTTGCTTATCCGTGATATCGATTACCTTAATTTCCATTTTATAATTTTATATATTACTTTTTTAAGTAACTTAAAAATAAAATGCTACATAAAATTATAATGAAATTTTTTATTACTGTCCAACCTGTAAATAGCTACTACTGGGTTAATCATCCAACTTACATGAAAGCAAAGAAAAATGAAGATTCGGGACTCGATATCCCGATGCAATCTTCTACTATAGTTCCGGCAAATGTAAGATCTTTTAAAGTAAATTTGAACTATAAAGGCAATCAGACTCGCCCTTATATGTTAGTTCCGCGAAGCTCTTTAGCAAAAACTAGCATTAGACTTGCCAATAGCATTGGTATTATCGATAAAAATTACAGAGGTGATGTCTGCGTGTGTATAGATAATCTTTCAGATACTGAAGTGCTATTACAAGAAGGGTGTTGCTATTTTCAAATAATTAGTTTTGATGGTAAACTTCCAGAATTTCAAATTGGAGATGTATCTACGGATACTCAACGTGGCATTGACGGATTTGGAAGCACTGGAGCAACATCTTAAATATTAAAACTATCTAAAGTACACTTAGAAGCATTTTGCTCAGATTCTTTTTTAGTTTTACCAGTTCCTGTTTTATGTTTTATTCCATTAATTATCACGACTGATGTAAAAGTTTTTGTATGATGTGGTCCAGTTGTAGTTATTAACTCGTATTCAGGATTTGTTTGAAACTCTTTTTGACATTTTCGTAGAAGTATATCTTTATAATTATTGTCTTCTTCGATGACGTCAATATCTAAGTGCTCTTCCATTATTCTTATAATAAACACTTCAGCATATTTAAAACCTAGATCCAAATAAATAGCACATACAAACGCTTCAAAGATATCTTCTATTATTCTATCATTGGTTCGTCCTCCAATTGTTTCTACATTTTTACTAATAATCAAAAAATCGTTTAATTTGAGTTTTTTTGCTAAAAAAGACAATGTTTTTCCGTTAACAAGTTTTGTTCTTATACGTGTTAAATAACCTTCTTCTTTGTTCTTGTATTTATTAAAAATATAATTAGCTATAACAAGATTTACAATCGAATCTCCCAAAAATTCAAAACGTTCATAAGAATTATTAAGATTTTCACTAGATAAAAATCTTAATACACTTTTATGTATAAAAGCTTTCTGATAATATTCTAAATTTATAGGATTAAATCCTGTAATTTTAGTTATATCCTCACGGGTGATACACCTGTTAGCTTCGTTAAAACTTTTAAACATAATACTAAAATATATTATCAGTGTTTAAGTTGATTTAAATTTTACAATTTAAATATTTGTCGTAATCTACTGGTAAATATCTATTATCATTGGCGTTATTTAAAATGGATTCTTTTGAATCCATTTCATCATTAAAATTAGATAAGCACCATCCGCCACACGGTATTATATAACATTGAATATTTCTAATATCGTTACAGTTTAATTTCATTTCTGAATAATTTTTATAAGAAATAGTTTTTGCTAAATACCAGTTTTTAGATAATTTAGTATTCAGAGTCTTATAATACATTTCCATTTCAAGTATATTAATTTCAATATTATAGAGACCTTGTTTAATTTTTAACAATGTATTTGGATCTGGTATTTCATTTAAATCCGATATAATTAACACGTCGCTTTTATTTAAATCTTTTATTTTATCTATTCCAATACTTATGGAATTTCGTTTAGTTATTTCATCTTTTATTTCAGGATTTATTTTCACATGAACTATTTTTTCTTTAAATTTTTCTTCGATTATAAAATTATTTTCAATATATGACTCTACAATTACAAAATAATCTACTGTACTATTCAGAATGTTAAGCCTATAATTTAATAATTTATAATTATTATTAAAAGTAAAACAATCAACAATTTTAATCATATAACACTATATTTTTTAAAAATTTTACAGGATAATACGTAATTTTAATAAAGTATTCTTTTTTTAGGACTTCTTTTTTTTCTAGAACATCTAGATTTAATCTGAGACTTTGTTAAACTTTGAATTAATCTCGGAGTTTTTGAGTCAACTCGTTTACTTGGTCTACAATATGCTATACTCGATTTAGTTTTTCTTCCACAAGGTTTTCTTTTAGGCCACGCACATGCGTCTATCCATTTTTCTCTATACCATCTTCCTAGATTTGTATTGCCTTTAGATCCTCTGTATTTACCTCCAGCATTTTTATACATTTTAACTAGCCTACCAGAATCGTAAGCGCCCCAGCGTCTACCTTTTATACTTTTTTTAATTTTATTTTTAATAGATAAATAAAGTTTTTTATTGACTACGTTGTCAGGTACAGTGTATCCGAATAAATTATACCTTGCTTTACCCTGATTAAAAAATTTACGTGTAATTTTTTTACCGTTTTTAATAAACGTAATTTCATACCTATTTTTTCCAGTATTCAAAATTCTGATACCTATAATCTTTATCATTTACTATAACATCTAAAATTATTTTTTCAGGTATTTATTTAAATTTTGTGGACTTAAATACGCATCTCTACAAATTTTAGGAGTGTTTCCAAGTTCTTGCGCTGTGTACTTTACTCCAGCAGATACACTTGCCTTTCGTTCTGTTTCGGTAGTTCCAATTTTTTTACTTTTCATAAAATCGTTAAAAATCTTATTTGCGCAGTAAGTTCGAATATCCTTACAAGTTATGTTAGTTTGAACCTTATCTTTCAAAAAAGAATTTAAATCAGATGAAGTAATCTTATTACAATCTTCATCATAAAATAAATAATCACCTTTGATTTTTAAAACTTTATTTATAAAATTCAAACTATTTGGATTTTTAATAACTTTATTATGTAAAATGCCTTTTTTACCTATAAAAGATAAGGTTCCGTTTTTGTAGTGTTTTTTAAGTAAAGTGGTTATACCATGGGTGCCATTTTCTTTTTTATAAGATTCGTTTCCTACTCGGATGTTCAATTCTTCCATCAATTTTATAACGTTTGCTATGACGCAGTTTTTTGAAAGATTGTTTAAGGAAGTGTAGTGACGTAATACTCTAGAGTATTTACCGTAGTCAAATGTATTCATTTTACTAAATTTATTTTTTTTGTTTCTTTCTACATATTCTTTGTTATATATGTATTGTTTCCTTCCCTTTGAATCATATCCTGTTGCTTGTAGTTTGGATTTAGAAAATTTGTCTACTTTAACATTTTTCCAATTTGGAGGTATTCTTAAAGATTTAATTCTTTCTAGATCTTCTTTATTAGCACCGTTATAAATAAAATCACTGCCATTCTTTTTCCTTGTTATATAACTTGTAATACTTGTCATATATTATCTAATAATATTTAAAGTATTTATTTTTCCCGTATTAATTAGAACTTCCAACGGTGTTCGCAATTGTGACATGTTACATAAGTGGTCATAGGTTCATCTGCACTTCTTGTTTGAAGTTGATAATAATCCGTTTTCATAGATTTACATTTTCGGCATTTAATCATTCCATCTGGTTTTTCTACAGGATTTTTGAGAAGTTCCGGAATAGATGAGTCTTTTACAGCTTGCCAAAATTCTGGATACATATCTTCTTTAGTCATTTTGCTTACATCATAAGGAGAAATTTGTCCTGTTAATAGTTGTTTTTTAAAATTGTTACTATTTGGTGTATAAGAAATATTTGCTAAGATTTGTCTTGCCTTTGTAGAATATAATTTTAAAAAATTAGGATCAGACCATTTAAGACTAAAATTATTATTTTTACAAATTTCTATAGTTGAATTAAAAATTCCTTTTTCCATATTAATAACTATTATGCTTTCTTCTGAAATATCGAGGAATTTTGCGGCATTTTTAATAAATATTCCTCGTCTGTAAGACATTTTCACTAATTAATAAATAGTTAGATGTTTAATACTGATTATTTTTAACAATTTAAATATTTATTTATATATAAAATGGCTGAAAAAGAAGACTCATTCAATTATACTTATATTTTAATAGGCATTGGAATATTTTTTGCGATACTTATAGCTGCAATAGTTGCACATATTTCGTTTGAAAGTAAAAGTAAGTTTGGAAATTTAAGTTCTTATTATTTACCTATATTTTCGTTTGGAAATACAGAATTTCCGCCTCTTGAATTTCCATCATAAATTGTAAATGTAAATAAATATATTTATATAATTTAAAATGGAAGAAGAAAAGAAAAAAAAAGGTATAAATTATTATTTTAAATTTTTCATTAAAATGATTATGTTTGTAGTATCAGTATATTACATTTATAAATATAGGGAAACAATCCGTAGATATATTTCTCTTATAAATAGATGGCTTAGATTTTCAAGTCCATTGAGAAATATAAATACAAGATTTAGAGATTGGCAGGATCGGGGAAATAGAGCACAACGTGAAGAACTTATAAGAGAAACTGAACTAGATTTGCCAGGTGAAGAAGACTTTGTTAATGAAGAACAACTACCACAAGGGAACTTCGATTTACCACATGGTGCTGTAAATGCCGCAGCGGCAATAGCAGGGGAGAGTCTTTTTAGAAATAGGTTAAACGAGACCGAACGATTGTCTAGTCTAGCTGCCAACAGGGAACGTAGAATTCCTAACTGGACTGGACCTATAAAAGAAAGACGAGATGCCGCTAGTAGCCTCGCTTGGAAAGAAGAACGTGCGAAAAAACTTATAAAAGATCGAGAAGACGACGAAACACTACGTAGTCTGGGTATAGGTACGACGATACAAGAAATGAGAAAGTATATAATAGATAATGGATTTATGATTCCCAAACCAGTAAGAGGTATTAGTGAAAGACAAAATCTTGTCGATAATATACTTAACTCTACTCTTCGCCCGGCGTCTCAACCTACACAACCTATACCATTGGCAGAAATGGCAAGTGGAGCACCACTGACTCCTAGACGAGTATCAAGCGGCCAATATGATGTTCCACCATTTCTTCCTGAAACATGGATGGCACAACCTCCGCGTCGCCTACCATCTTCTGAAAAGCAAATATTTCTTCCGGTAGACTTTGGAAAAAGTACAAAACAGAATAAAAGAAGACAAAAATTTTAATATATTAAATTATAATATTCGGATACCAAATAGTAGAATGTTGTAAATCCCCTTCAAAATCGTATTCATTATTGGTGTTTTTTGTATAATAGTATACAGCAATTGATTGCCTACATATATTTTCAGGAGTATTTAATTTTTCAGGATGTCCATGAATACTTTTATTTGATGTATTAAATATAACACATCTATTTAAAATCGGTAACACTTTTTTAATACAAATATTTTTTTCTTTATCACACAAACATAACTCTCCATTGTATTCTTCTTTCCATTCTGGGTTCATATAAATTAATAAATTAATTCTTCTATCTAATTTACCATAGCGATTGTGATATGAGTTAAAATCGGTATGTAATTGTAAATATCCACCCTTTTTAATTCGGTGTATTCCCGCACCCTGTAAATCTATATCATTTGTTATTAGATTTTTAATACCCGTAATTTCTTCTAAATATTTAATAAATTCGCGAGAGTTTAATTCTATAAATAATTTTTTTAAATAATCACCATAATTTGAAGAAAACGCGTATTTATTGTATTCATACGGAGACGATGGATTTATAAATTTAGAATTAGCGTTTTCATCTTTCAAATTGTTTATATTTAATAATATATTATCTAGTACATCGTTTTTAAAAAAATTTTCAATAATTGTGTGAGGAAATGGATAATTATCGTAACTAATATTTTTTAAATTATCTTCATTTATGAAATGCATTTTAATATATAATATATTAAAATGTAATATTTTCAAACGGGATATTACGCATAATGCGGATATTAATCCAAAATATACATATAAATATAAAAAATATTGTTAACACAATAAATGAAAGATGAAAATAAACCCTTTAATCCTTTATTAATAACATTTATTACTGTATTATGTGTATTGTTTTTAGTTTTTTTAATAATGTACTACGATTGGTGGAAAGATTATTATGAACCATATGAGGTCAGGGCGTTTAATTTATTTAATTATTAAGAAGGTCTAGTATCTAAGAACTACCTAAAGCTCATATTATTTCTTATGACATTTATTAACTTAAAAAGATTTTTTACATAAAATGTAAATGATTAAGCGACTGTTTATGAATGAGGCATATAATCAAGCATTAAAGTCTGATATGAATTTTAACCACGGGGCAGTGATAATACATCGTGGAAAAATAGTTGGAAAAGGATTTAATACATATATCAATTCTAATTATAATTGTAAACAAAAAATTTCATTGCATGCGGAGGTGAGTGCTATTAACGATGCTCTCAAAAAAATGCATGTCAGTGATCTTAAAAATTGTGAACTAATTATAATTAGAGTTAATAATGCCGGATTGTGCGTAAATTCAAAACCCTGTTGTAATTGCCAAAAATTTATTAATCAATTTTCTATTAGACGAGTTTATTATTCGGCGTGATTATTCCCAAAAAATATTAGGGGGGTTGTATGATGGACGAATATCTCCTTGATATCTAGATTTAATATATATATCATTTGGGGATCTTGCTACTTTATTGCGTCTTCTAAATAAATTAGTGAAATTTTCATTATAAAATGTATCAGTAAAACGAGGAGTTTTTTGAGGAACACTAGTCTCATACACGCTTTCTGGAGACTGATAATCTAAAATTAAAGGTTTTCGATATTGTCTTCCTGCGAGACTTCTTGGATATATTTGTTTAGACTTTAATATAGTTTCAATAAATAGATATAATATTATAGTTATTAGAATAAAAACCAAACTAAAAATAGTAAAAAATATAGAATATTTAAAATTACTGTATTTACTGAGTTTATCTTTTACATTAAAGTAAAAAATACTCATAATTACAGAAGAAATTAATAGGGAAAGTAAAAATAAAGGGATGTTCATTTATAAATACATTACATTATTTTTTTTTAATTAATTAATATCGACTAGGAAGACAAATTATTAAGCTTAAGACATAATCGTTAAATAAACTGATAATATATAATATATCATTCGTGTAAGCATAGAAATAGGATTATCAAATGGAGAATCTATAAGTGTTTCATAAAATACTATAAAAATCCATAAATAAATTAGAATTAAATGAGCAATAAAAAATGAATAAAGTACATTACTATATTTTTTAATTTTTTCTTCAGAAAATACAGTATAATAATAAATTATCACAATTATCGCTGGAATTACAAGTGGATAAAACAAGTTACTCATTTATAGTAAATAAATATTTTAATTTAATCTACAGGATTATAAAAATCTCTACCACTGTTAGACGACATAATTCGTCTCTGTAATTCACTTGGTGTAGGGGCATACAGAGGTTCGATGTTATAAACTGGATTAATCCTTGCTCTGTTTGGTCTCAAATAATTATATGCCCTACCAGTATAATCATAAATTTTATTAGTTGCTGCGCGACCACCTCTTATTGATCTATTAACAAAATCTGGGCCCAAACTTCTATTCATAAAAATTTTTCCTCTAGAATTTAATTCTTTTTTAATAGTTTGTCTATTATCTACTAAAAATCCTATTATGTTATAAAAAACGAAAGTAAAAATAATAATTGTATAAAAAAAGATAAAATTATCTAAAAAATAATTAATATAATCGCCAAAATTTTCAAAACTATTTTCATTATCAGATTGTACATAATACGCTACCATAAATGCCAAAAATAAAGATATAAATCCAATGGCAAGATTCTTGATATTTATTTTACCATAATTAAAGACCATTTTATGATAAAATAAATATTTTAATTATTTTTCAATGCTTTTTAGTTATTTAATTTTTTTTAAATATTTAATATTTTTTCAATGCTTTAGTTATTTTATTCGGTATGTTCAGCATCTTCTTCTACATCCGAATCTACAATTGAATATCCCGACAGTTTGTTAGTTTTGAATAGCTTTGCTTGAAGTAGCTTATATCCAACTCCAAATTGAGTTTTACCAACAAACCAAACGCCAGTCGGTTGAATAAGACACACCATTTCACATCCCTTTGGAATTACACTTAGATCTACATTGCCATAATCGTCTACAATTTTAAGTTCGACCTTGTTATCGTCGTAAATAACAAATTGAGGTTTTCCAGTCCTAGGGTCCATAGGAAGTTTCACCTTTAGAGTCGAATTCCACTTCTTATCTTTCGGAAATTTCTCAGAAGACTTGTAAAATTCATTTACAAGTTCATTACTTAGTTTTTTTCCAAACCACTTATCAGTGGTTGTTGCTGTATTCTTAGCAGCCTCGTCGATATCCCTTACACTTTTCCTGAATGAAACCAAACTTTCATTTTGAGAATCTTCCTCTCCCATAGAAAGAGAAATATGATACTTTACAGGTTCGCCATTTACTGGCTTAGACTGATCTACACCAAACGGAACCCGCATGCGAGCAGTTTGGAGCACAAAAGGTCCATTACGTTCAGCGTCCCCAGGTTGATAATTAATAAGTACACTTTGCCCACCAAGTTTGTTTGCCCTCGGAGGCAGAAAATTAACGCGATTAGCTTCGAATTCACCTGGGAGAATCTGCGTGAAGGACATTCTGTTTACTTATACTTTATTATGTGCTACGTCTTTAAGTTTGTTTAAAAATCGCAAAATTATTTATTAATTATAATTAGATGTATAGTATTATCGCTATTATACTACTAGTTATAATTTTAATAGAATTTTACTATATCATTAAAAATTATAAAATGAGTTTTAGTGATTACATTAAAATTAAGAAATTAGAAAAAACTACTTCTTTTCCTAAAAAATACCACGAATATTCCATTAAAGGCGATAAAATAATAAATCATTTGCCTGGGTATATTTTTATAAAAGATAGTTTTAATATTTTTATAAAAGAAAATAATAAAATGTTTTTAGCAAAAAAAGATATAATTTATAACTTAAAATCAAATTTTACCGTAGAAGTTTTAGATGTAAACGGTAAAAATACTGTTTATTACTACGTTAATAAAATAAAAGATTAAATACTAATTTAAAATACAATACGAATGTTTGAAATCACACATAATCACTATCGACAAACAGAATATTAAAAATAGTACAATGTAAATATAGATCAGCAATTTTAATCTCAATTTTACGTAATAAATAATAAAATTATTAATATCATTACTTACTGGATTTCTACATATCAAACATGTTTTATTAGTTTCATTCCATTTTTTATAACATAAATCGTGAATTTTATATTTTCCGCAACACTCAAAATTTATAAAATTGTCGCATACTTCTAGACATATTAGACATGTATTCTGTTCTGTAACGTTATTTTCAGCGTCAGGGCTGATTCTCATCTCATATAATTAAAATACATTTATATTTCTTAGTTGTTTAATAATTGCTATAATAAATTGATATTAAAAAGTCTTATATTAATGATTGAAGAGATGACATCTAATTATGAGGAGGATGAAACTTTTGAAGAAGAAATCGATGAGCGCGCTCCACTAGATGATTACACAATTTTTGAAATAGAACAGGATAGAAAACTAGACATCGTTTCTAATTTTAAGGAAACTATTTCAAGAGAACCAGAATTTTACGGAATTTTATATTTATCATCATACCGCATTCTTACAATTTTTCAAAATTCAAGTTGTGTAATTTTGAAAAATAGAAAACTAACTTTAGATCAACACAATATAATTAAAGCATGTTATTTTAAATTAAATAATGAGACTGTAGATAATATTTATATACATAAAATAGGCTTCAATATAATAGATGAAATTTACGTTTAACTAATATTTCTTTTAAGAAGCGGATTTTCAGAGTAAAATTTTTTAACAAGCTGCGAAATTTTAATTATAGATACGGTGCTTACACCAGATTTTTCTGATAAATATTGTAAAGTTATTGTTTTTTCTTTTAGTTCCTTTGCTAAAAAATCTATAATTCCGCATATCTCCTGTTCAGTCGGTGGTTCAGTCAGTTTTCCTTTTAAATCTCTAAGAACAAACTTTAATTTATCTTCTATTTTTTTAGGCATTTCTATAGTTTTTCCAACGGTTTGATCTGGGATGTATTTTAAATAAACACTATTTTTAAAAATTTCATCGATTATATATTTGAACGAATATATCGTTCCTGTAGTTACGTCAAATAATTTTGCTAGTGTTGGCATATTTATATTCAAATTGTAATAACTAAATATATAAAAAATACACCAAGCCATTACAGATTTTTTTTCGAAACCATTCATGTCAGTTTTGTTATTTATTATGTTATACCACATAGTTAAAGCTATCACTCTGGCGTCGTCAAACGTTTTAGACATCTCAGGTGTATTGTATCTAGTTTCGAGTGCATCTAAATATTTATTTATTAAATTTAAATTATCGAAAAATTTTCTCTCATCAGGATTTGAATTTAACCACGTACTAATTTTTGAGAGATCTACATTAATTTGTTTTCCGTCTTTCATTATTTTAACGAAAACTTCCCCTGGTGGTATTATTGTTCCCTTATTAAAATTAAAATCTACTTTAAAAGACTTAAATGGATTTATATCAGTCTGAACAACATTGCCACATTCTCTACATGTTTTTTCAAAATTATTTATAACAAAATTGTTAGTGTTACATAACTGACATAATTGTTCAGAATGTTTATGTGTTTCTTTAATTTCTGTATCTTCTTTTATACGTCCGTGAAATCTTATACAATTTATTAAAAATTTATTAATTTGATTTTTATTTCCTTTAAATTTTTCATTAAGTTTTTGATTAAGCAGTAACCCTGTTAGGCCTTTTGACATTTATAAATATCAATTTATTTTTTTTTAAATTTAAAACTATAATATTAAATATGTACAACTGTAATGTAATTATTTATACTTTTATAATTACCGCTCTCTGGGACGTAGTTCTTCGTAAATTAAGTGAAAATTATTATAATTTACCGAATATAATTACAAATAATTTTCCTTTTATTGGTTATTTGATCCCTTATTTTGAAAAACACACTTTATTAGACGCTGCTCTAATAGCAGGGTTTATAGGAGCAGTTACCCAATATATAATACTGACTTTTATAAATATACCTAAAAATTTTAATAATTCTCTATATTTTTTAACAGTAAGTTTTATAGTAAGTGCCCTATTTGGTTTTGTTATGAAATTTAGTAAACTATTTCCAAATTTAGATGAAACATATTACAAGAGTTTAGGACACGTAAGAGGAATGTACCACGACGGAGTTTCTGGACTAATCGTCCAAATTACGCTTTTACTTTTAAATAAATTTATTTGATATTTATAAATGTCTGAGAAGATAGACCAAATAGACAACAAGCTAGATGAAATTTTATTTATTTTAAAAAAAGATATATCAAAAAATACCAAAAAAATGGGTGAACACATAGATTTCGTTGAAACTGTTTATGAAAATGTTAAATATCCTTTAGGTTTTTTGTGTAATACTATTACACATTACATAGGAAGTACAAGATATACATTAGACAACAAAATTGATTATTTTAAAAAATTAAAATAATTTTATATTATAAATGAACAATTTACTTGTAGTGGTTTTAATAGGTGCTATATCTCAGATGTTGTTTTTTAATACATCTAAAGATTTACTGTCGAATCCGGAAATTGATAAATTTTTTCGCGTTGCCATTGCTACAGTTGTTATATACGGAGTTTATAGTTATTTATCCAAAAATACAAATTTAACTAGACTTTTGATAGAAGCCGGGGTAGTAGGAATTTTGACTCTTATAATAGGTAAAATATCTACACAATTAATTATTGATTATATAAAATTATATAATGTCAGTTCAAAATACTCGACAGAAATAATATTTATTACAACAGGGGTTTTGATTCATCTTTTTTGCGAATTTACTGGAATCAATAAATGGTACACAATTAATGGCGTGGCAGCGATGTCGTAATTTTTTTTTAAATTATTTGTTTATATCTAATAATGTCCTTCTACAGCTCAAAACCTCTTTATGCCTATCCTTTTAGATTTTTACTCGGTACAGACGCTATTCAACTAATTGTGATATTTATTTTAATATGGAAAATCTATTACTATATTACTAGCAGCAAAAAAACTTCTGTTTGGGAAGTAGCAAATTCAACTTATAAGACTGCTAGTAACATTGTAGAAACATTTAATAGCATAATAAACACTCTAACCTTGATAATTTTGTCGACTTATTTAGTAGTGCATACAATTTTAAATAAATAAAAAAAACTTTAGTAAATAAAAATGAATTTTCAAGTCTTTTTCTCTTTAATAATTTCTTATGTAATTATTAAAATTTTTAATAGATATCCTTACAATGAATTTGAAACCCCGCAAGACTATTTTGAGTATTATATTGTTAATAATGTTAAAGATATAATTAAAACTATTTTGATTTTACCGATTGTATTTTTAATACTTGGCTATATAAATAAAAAAAATAGTAACATTCTGCGTAGTAACTCTAATATAATTACTGAAATTATAAAAGAATTATATCTCAGCTTTGTAACTATAGCAAAAGGAGCAAGTAAAAACGTCTCGATTTTATAAAAAAAATACTGTAAATTGTTAACAACAAAGAGCCCTCACGGGGGATCGAACCCCGAACCTCAGGATTAGAAGTCCTGCGCGCTATCCAATTGCGCCATGAGGGCTCTTTGTTGTTTTATATTATTCATTTAATAGATGAATAAAACTTTCCGGAATTGTGCTATCTATATTTGGCATCATTTTATTAACTTCTTCCTGGTCGTGATATTTACAACCAAGGGTTAAATTATTTATATATTTATTAGCATAAGTTATAGTTTTATTTTCTCCCAATTTTTCTATATTTGAAACATAATACATTGCTAATATATAATTATATTTATTTCCATAATATTTTTTACACACTTTTTTAATTCCGCTCTTTAAGAAATTTTCCGAATTTGCTTCTTTCGGGGTGTCGACTTTCCCAAGTCTGGAGGCGCTTCTTCTACTGGATCCGAGTCCGGGATAATTGGAGGACTTTTTTGAAGCTTTGGCGGTTCGGGAACTGCGCTAATAACTTCAAGCGCTTTCTTATCTTTGGCAGACATTGGATAATGAGGTTTTAGATATCTCTGAATATTGAAAAATGTAAGCGGCTGATCTGGATTACGAAGTAACGCCTTAAGCTGTTCAGCCGCTGGAGAACCTTCTAGACGAATATAGCGCTTATTAGTTGGATCCTGAAGGTCGTTTTCCTTTACAAACTTATTAATCGCGGTAGTTACTTCATTACGAGAATGTTCTGTATCTACAGGAAATCCAAGAAACTTACATAGTTCGTTAGAAATAACTACGGGCTTGTTAATAGAAGCAATAACCTTAGGAGCATCTGGATCTACTTCTACTTCAACTTTACGAGACTTCTTACGCGAAGATTTTAGTTGTTCCTTATGAAAAACTTTCATTCTAGCACTAAGACTCTTAGTAGTTTCCATAAGAGTCTCAAAATCCTTCATAACTAGTTCAAGTTTGTCGTCGTTGCTAAGTGCTTCCATTTATTAATATTGAATTTAATTACTTCTTTAAATACTTTTATGGGTAAAAAATTAAAGAGCGGCACTTTCAGAATTAACCGATTAAAAGAAGTAATTAAATAATATTATAAATGAATATCGCCGACGAAATTATAACACACGTTGCCGATTTTATAGATAAGTATAGGTATTTACCAGAAATTAAGTTTAGTTTTATTCTCGGTAAATATTCTTCTAATTTTGGTTTTGAAAGGCATCTTTTTCACGAAGAAAAATATATTGAAATTAAATTATTTTTAGAGTCGTGTACATCTTGGGAAAATATTGAAAATAACGAAACTGAAAAAAAAGCAACAAATGACGAATGTGTTGATAATATTGTAATCGTTTGTAAAAATGGATCGTATGATCTATGCGTATGTGTTTATAAAGATACAAATTTTTCAGGCACGCAAAAACAAATAAGATATAGTAAAAAAAATCACGCCTTTAATATATCGATGGTATATAATAAATTAAACGAAATATTTTATACGTTCGATATTACTGCCAATGTTCCGAGTAATTATTCAAGTATTTATATTAGTCATTCGAGTTTGTTAAAAATATGCGACATTTTAATTAAAGTAAATAATACTCATGATCTATATATTGAAATAATAAAATAATTTATTTTGTAATTATAAATTATGAAAAATCACACTATTTTATCTTTAGCTTTATCAGCAATTGTTACAGATACAATTATTGGATATTATCTTTTATTGTCTAATAGGGGAGGTAGATACATTAAAGAATGGTACAATCAATTTAATATTGGAGCTTATGTAATGGACATTCTGTCAATAATTATCGGAACTTATTCGGCAACATTATTTAGTAATAATATATATTCTCAAATTGTGGCAACAGTTATCGTAGGACTGGTACACGACATATCATTTGGTATTTTTGTCAATAAAATTCAAACCGAGAGTAAAATTCTAAATTTATTTAAAAATTATGCTAATGAATTAGGTCCAATTATATTAATTGTAGACGCTTTTATGTTAATATCTACATTGTTGTTTTCAGCATACTTTAAAAACACATTGACTAATAACGCCATGATTTTTTTGAGCGTTATAATTTCTTATATAGGTCTACTTATGATTTACTCATTTTAATTTTTTTTATTTTATTAATTAGTAATAAATGATTAAAATAGTATCTTTTAGAAAATTACGCGGCGGTAATAAAAAATATGAAATCGTATTTAATAAGAATGGAAAAAAAATTACGAGAAAATTTGGTGCTGCTGGTATGTCAGACTATACAATTCATAAAGATAAATCTCGTAGAGAAAGATACATCTCTAGACATAAAAAAGATTTAAAAACCAATGATCCAACAAGGCCTGGTTATCTGAGCATGTTTATTCTTTGGAATAAGCCAAGTGTCAAATCAAGCCTGTCAGACTACAAACGCCGGTTAGGAGTTTACAACCGTACTGGTAAATTTCCTAAAAATATCTAATAAAAACTAAAATATAAAAACTAAACTATAAAAACTAAACTATAAAAAATTAAATTATACTCTTATTTTATGAATAAATGTATAATTTAATTAAGTAATTTACTTTAGTTTAATTTAGTAAATTAGTGATCTACATCTGAAGCGCTCTTTTGGCTGCTTCGGCACCGAGCTGAATAGCTGCACCTGTAGCCACGGTTTTGAGAGCTAGTAACGCTCCACTTTTGATTGCCCGACCTTTACGATATTTTAACCCCTTTCGGCATTTACATGCCTTTCGGCATTTTTTACAAAATTTTCTCATTGGTCGCTTCTTTAGTTTTTTACGTAACTTTCTAATCTTTCTTTCACCTGCCGATGAGCGTCCCAATAGACCACTGTATAATCCGGAAAGAAATCCGATACGTTTGACGGCGTTCTTCTTACTCCTCAGCTTTCGTCTCTTTAATTTCTTCTTAAGTTCCGAAGCAGTTAAATATCTTCTACCTCTTGGTGTATTTTTTGTAATACGTATATTTCTAGATCTTGCCAAACGCTGTAACTTATTATACTCCATTTATTAAATTAACAATATTTTAATTTATTTTAAAATTAATTTTGAAACTTATTGAAAAATAAATTATATGATAACGCTTGAAGAAAGCAGTCTGCTAAATCGTCCTTTTTTTTATGCTGCTCAAAAAAATCTTTGTGAGTTTTAAGCAAAGCACGCGTATGGATAATTCCTAAGTTTTTGTTTTGGCGATACTTACATTTACTTTTATGCTCTATTACTATATCACAGCACTTTAGTTTATGTTTTGGAGAATAAAAAATTATTTTACAATTTTTATTTTGTTCATGTTGTATTCTAATTATAAAATAAACATAAAGCGCTGTGGATATATTTCTCATTTTAGGATTAAAAGATGGTTGTTTTTCAAGTAATACAACGTCTGCGCTACACAAATAACTAAGTAAATCTAATTCTTCTATAACTCTTAAAACTTCATTTGAACCGCTACAATCTAATACGTTCCAGTCTAAAATAGAGTTGTCTGTTGTATCTATGAAACAGTACGCTAAGTTTCTAATTCCTATATCAAAAGATAGTAACAACATTTGTTAACTATTATAAATGTTTTTAAGTGCTGTTTTAATCGAACGAATCAAATCTTGATGCTAAATAATAATCTATATAATATTCTGTAATTGTATCTTCAATATTCTGTACTATTATTTCAGATTCTTCTATCGAGTATTTTTCAAAACATCCAAGAAGACAACCCATTATCTTTTAATATTTAATAAAGGTTTTATATTTCTTAAATCGCTTTTTGTTTTTTTTCTCTCATTTGATTTATTTGTTATATCTCTTATATCCCATGATATAAATAGTTTATCATTATTTAATAAGACAACACAAAATCCCTCTTTTTTAAGATGTAAAAACAAATAATAAGTTAAATCTTCAACTCTGTATGTAGAAAATCCAAAAACATACCTAGGCACAGTATATATACAACGAAGTTCATTATGTTTTGCTAAATGGGATATCTTGTTTGTAACTTTTTTAAGAATATCGTTTTTTAATTCATTGTATCTTTCTAATTGTCTTTTTTGTAAATTAATAACGTCTTTTAAAGAAGTCATAGCTAATAAATACAATTATTTTTATTAATATTATCTAAACTAATTAATAAAATGAATTCAGAAGATCCCGATAATATTACTTTTATTGGTGAAACGCCGTTCATTGAGTTACCCCAGGAAGTAATAAATAAAGTCGAAGAATCGATGCCAGATATAACGGTAAATTTACCTTTAAAAGATGAAACTAAACAACCGTTTTTAGTTATGCCGCAAAATTTTTTCCCCGATTTTTCGTACAATTTTTTTGATAGTATTCTTTCTATCAAAAATATTGATATATTTTTACAGATAATACTTGGATTACTAATATTATTATTTTCGGCACCATCTATTCCGAGTACGTTTTATGGTTATTTTTTAATTATATTCATACTCTTCATTATATTAAGAATGACTAATTAAAGCTTCATTAAAATAAACTTCTAGATTTCTTTTCTTGATTTTCTTCATCTGATAAATCGTCCCCTGATATATATTCATCTGAATAATCGTCGTCTGAATCGTCTATTTTGGAGGATTTATTTAGTACACTTTCTTTCGGTTTTTCTGTTCCATTTTCTTTTACGTTTTCTTTTACGTTTTCTGTTACGTTTTCTGTTACGTTTTCGTCTTCATTAAATTCGGTAGATTCTAGATTATTCCCTTTAATTGACTCGTTATTTACTTCAAATTCGTTTGGTAATTCTTTATTTATAGAAACTCCGGCTGTAGATCTATTTTTAATCGGTAATATAGGTATATTTTTACATTCACCATCTTCGGAATTTAGGTCAGATTCGGGATCAGATAACTCGTGTTCTGGTTCGGGATCAAAGTGTTCTGTGTCGGATTGTATTGGAATTTCTGGTTCATCGTCAAAGGCGCCAGATAAATATTCATTTAATATATATTCAATCGGTATTTGATTTCCTATAGTATCTTCTAAAGAAATTGATATTATATCCATAAGTTTATGTTTTTCACAATTTATTACTGTTGGTTCATAATACAACGCTTCACAACATTTTATTAATAATTTGTGTAAAAAAGTGTTTAAATTTGGTACTTTAATTTTAATAGATTTATTGTCGCTCTTTAGTCTTACACAAGCAAGAATTTTAACGTGACTCACGAATATTGCCGTAATAAGATCCATTAAAAAGGGGTATTTTTTAATTAAATCTTTTATTTTAGAATCCAATTTATAAGAAGTCCATTGAGGCACCGTCTTGAGTTCTTTTTGAAAGTTTGAATATGAAATTTTACGTCTTATGTTTTGCTCCTGAGAATCATGATATACACTTTTAAGTATATCATATACATCTTGTTGAATTGTATTTAGTAATTGTCTAGTATATTCATCCTTTGCCGCAACTAATACATTAACATTCAAAGTTTCCGACATGTTTAATAATTAATATTATTTTAAAACTTAAAAAATAACTTATATAATAAATGGTAAGCTCTAAATTTAAAGAAGTAAATCCGTGTTCTAAATCTGGAAAAAAGGTCAAGTGGATGATAGATAAACAATTTATGTCTGAAATTGAAGAATCGTTATGGAAAGACAAACATGAAATCGCCGGATCTCTTTTGTTTAAGGATATAAATTGTAACGGCGACATCTGTGATAAACAGATTTTGAAAGATTATAGAGTAAAGGGAGAAAAATCTAGTGTAAGAACTCCTAATGGAATAATTAATTACCATACTCATCCATGGCAGTGTTATAAAGACGAAGGAACGGCGTATGGTTGGCCATCTGGGGAAGATATGGCTATTAATATGTTTTACGCAAAAAAAGGTACAATGGTTCATATAGTTTTTACGTTAGAAGGTTCTTATGTAATTAAAACAAATGTTTTATTAAAAGATTCTGATGTAGACATACTAGAAAAATTATTAAAAGAAACACATGTTTATAGACTAGAAAATCAAAGGCAGCAACACTACGATTTTACTAAAACTTTCAATATCAGAGGAAAAAATACAGTAGACATTTGGTTAAAACTTGTAAATTCTATATCTCCAGAGATGATGTATAAACTATATAATAAAATTTTTAGAAAAAATCGAAAAGTTCCAAATGATAAAAGAAAATTATTTGAAGTAGTAAAAATTCCGCTTAATAAACCTTTGGTATTTGACGCTAATTTTATATCGCGGAAATGTCACGAAAATCACTTCAATAATTTTAGTTAATCTATTTTTGTATGAGAATTTTCTGTAACACTTATAATTTCTACGTTTTCGTAAAAATTTACAAGAAGTCCATTTTTACAATTGAGATTAGTGATATACTTTCTCAATTGATTAATTTCTTTAGAAGACAACTTAGTATTTTGAGATTTTAATTCAATTATAAACTCCGGATCACATTCTTTTGAATAAATAACTATATCCGCTCTTTCGTATCCTACGCACACACCTTTATATTTTATCGGAAGAACCACTTCATTTTGAAATAAAATTCCTGCCAAATTAAGTTCAACGCTCAGAGCTGCTTGGTAAACATTTTCTTTGTAATAGTTACCGAGTGTAGCATTCACCTTTTTCAAACATTCTATTAATTGTTCCATTCTCAAAGTTTAATAATTATTAACTTTAAATAATTAAAATAGAGTAATTTCTTCAAGTTTTTTAACTATTTCATCATCTTTATATGTTTTTGAATGTTCCGGCAAGTCTTTAATTTTATATTCCGATAAATATTCAGTTAATATTTCAGATTTTTGATTTTTAATTTTATACTGACCTATTTCCCATTTAATAAAAAAATAAGTTTTTGTATAAACTACTACCTCGCATTTAATCAACGCAATTCCATATAATTCATCTTGTAAAGCAGTTATATCTAATTCTGTATTTTTAGAATCGTAAAAAACTGTATTTTCATCGTAAAAACACAACAAATTATTGTCTATTAAATTATTTTTGAATATTCCTTTACATTCCTCTATAGTTAATTCTTTTCCAAACCATGTTTTACTTTTTTCAGACGTTAATTCTATAACCGCATCCGAAATTTTTTTAATACAAGTTAAACTTTTTTCATCTAGAGTTAGTGTTGCTTTACTTTTAACTTTATCAAAAATGATTTTATTTTTTGCTACTTGAAAACTAATTTCTTCGGAATTATGAATAATTCTTGAATAATATATATTTTTAGGAGTTTTAATTGGATCATAAATTAATAATTCGTTTTTGATTTCATTACGGATTTCATTTTTGATTTCTGTCATTTATTCTAAAATAATATTTTTAATTGTTACAATATAACGAAATTAAAATATTATTTTATTTAATCTGAAGTAATTCTATTAGTGTACATCTACCATTTTTACAACTAAATGAACATATAATTTTCCCGCCATTTTTAATACTGTTTTTACCTATTTCATCTTTGTTATAATCGTAAAACTTGCTACATTCGTCAATACTAATTGCTACTGAATTATTATTTAAAATTTTACTATCCGAATTTTTAAATAATCTTTCTATATAAGAACACAAATTTAAAAAAGTATTGTGACTATCTGCGTCACTGTTAATTTTGAGAATAAGTTTATCATCGTTATACTCGTAATTTATAATTGGAGACTTGATTATTAGAGTATCTCCATTAAATAAAAGTTGTTTATTTATTACGGTCAATTTTAATAAATCTATTTTTTTGTATGAAAACATATTACAATATAATATTATTAAATTTTAATGAAAGTACCGCGTAAATATGTAAAAATTAAGTATACATACCAGGGGGAGGCAAAGATATGTGCTTAGTTTTAGTTGTAGTAAAAATGTCTAAAGCTTCTGTAAAATCTTTCATTTCTATGGTATAATTTTTACATGTGCCAAAATTATTTCTAATACTTATTATCATTGCTTTTTCAATGATTGTATTTATATCTCCACCGTTTCCGTCGAATAAATTTAAATTTTTATTAATTAAATGTGTTAAGTCTTTTTTTTCACATGTTGTATCCCATTCCTTTTCTTTTATTATTTTATAAAAAATATCGCTTAATTCTTCCGAATTATAATTTTCGATTGTGAAAGTCCAAGGAAATCGTCTTCTAAGCCCTGGATTTAATGAAAAAAAACACGAATCCAACTCTTTTTTATAACCGGCTATAATACAAATAATTTTATCTACATTTTCTGATAAATATTGATTTAAAGTATCTACACATTCTTTGGCGTAGATGTCTTCTGAACCATTAGATCCCAGTGAATAAGCTTCATCTATTAAAATTACGCCGTTTTTACACCTATTCAAAGTTTCGAGTGTTTTAATAGTCGTTCCTCCTAGATATTCTGAAATTAAATCGGAACGCTTTACTACATTAAATTTAACTTTTTTAAATATTCCAAGCTTGGAATAAATTTTTGCTAAAATTTCAGACACAGATGTTTTACCTGTACCAGGAGGACCTTCTAATACAGTATGTAACATTATAGTTTCTTGAGTATCGTGTATAAAAAATAATACTTGATCTATTATCTGCTCCTTCAATTTATTCATTCCTATCATATTATTTAGTTCAATTAAATCTTCTAATATATCTGGCAAAAGGTACATCTTAGATGGATAATTCTTTCGGTGTTTTTTAGATGGTAACGAAAACAGCATGATACACCTGTTTATATGACTAATACATCCACTGGAGAAATGTATATCGTTGGATCTTGGAAAGATCCGCATTGGAAATACTATCCAGCGGAAATGTGGCCCAGTGTTAGGGGTATGTATCCGTGGGACTATGCGCCTACAAATTATTTACCTCCTGGAATACGAACTGCCGTGGCTCAATATAAAATTCCAACGAATTTTCCACAGAGAGTAGACGAAGGACGTGTCAATAGAGCACAATTTGCAGTTTATGTACCAACTATGGGAACTGATTCATCAATTTACGCACAATTATTAAACGAATACTTTAATAATTTAGATAGATTATTTCCTTGGGAATCACTTCCTGAAATAGTTCGAAAACCACCTCCTGCTCGTAAATACAACGTCAATAGATACATATCTAATTTCCTAAATCAAATCGCTTCTGAAAAAAAGGAGCAAGAAAGTCGTAGCTGGTTCGCTTATCGTACCGCTGCAAAAGCTATTTACGATTTAGACTATGAAATAACTCCCGGGAACCTAGACCAATTAAAAAAGATAAAAGGCATAGGAAAAGTCATGTTTGATGTAATTAAAAACTTACTAGGAGAGGCGATGCGCGAAACTGCCGCAGTTATAGATTAATAATCCAATTTAAAAATAAAATATAATACTAACTAATTAAAAATTATAGCAGTTCCTGACAAATTGCTAAATATATATACAACACCTTCTCAGGCATTACAAATTAACGATATTATAAAAAAATATATAAATTTTGACAGTGTGATAACTGATGCTACTGCGTGTATAGGAGGAAATACAACTTTTTTTGAAAAAGATTTTAAGGTTGTAATAGCAATTGAAAAAGATCCCGAAATTTTTAAAATTTTAAAAAGTAATACAACAAAAAGTATAAACTATAACTGTTCATATAATGATATAATGTACAAAATTCATCAGGACTTGGTATTTATTGATCCGCCGTGGGGCGGATCAAACTATAAGAATGAGAATAACGTAATTTTAAATCTCGATGGTATTAATGTATTAGAAATAATCGATAATATTTATCATTTTACTAGATTTGTTGCATTAAAAGTTCCAAATAATTTTGATATATCAAAACTTAATGAAAATTTCTGGAGTTATAAAATTTATACAATTAATACTTTTAAAAAAAATAACTATAAACTTATACTTTTTTATAAAAAGATATAAAGAAATAAATTATTTAAAATAGAAGTGGTATATTATATACCTGTACGGTTGCCCGAGTGGTCTAAGGGGGCAGACTTAAGATCTGCTGGCGAAAGCCTCGTGGGTTCGAACCCCACACCGTACAGATATATAATCGCATTTAAAATATTACATTATTTATAATAATGGCTATAACACGTACCTGGCAAGATTTTTACTATTATCTTAGACCTGGTCGCTTTTATAAGATTAAATTTTACGATGAAGAAATTGGAACGACTAGAACTGTAGAAGGATGGGTTTGGAGAAAGGGGCGCATAGGGTTTGAATTTGAAGTTACTGGAAATGAGCTGTACACAACATTTGTTCGTTATAGAGACGTCAGGGCTGCTCAAGAAATAATTTAAAATATTTTATAAATTATAAATGGCTATAACACGTACGTGGCAAGATTTTGCTTATTTTCTAAGAATTGGACACATTTATAAGATTAAATTTTACGATAGAGATACTGGAACAATTAGAATAGAAGATGGATATGTTTCACGAAAGGGAAGTATAGGATTTGAATTTGAAGTTATTGAAAATGATTTGGGAATTACAACTACAACGATTCGTTATAGAGATGTTAGGGCTGCTCAAGAAATAATTTAAATTTATGCCTCTATTAATTGCTATTTTAATGGATATATAAGACTGAATTACATATATCAAATTCATCGATACTATGAATATCTTTTTTTTATCGATATGTCCATATGTGTGCGCAAGAATGCACTGTGATGCTCATGTTGTCAAAATGATATTAGAATACGCTCAGATGTTATGTACAGCTCATCATGTTTGTGGCAACTATAAAAATCCAAATTTATATAAAATAGCTTTTAAAAATAATCCATGTACTGTATGGACAAGAACTACTAGCGGTAATTATTCATGGCTCTACGATTTATTCATTTGTTTGTGTAAAGAATACACCAGAAGATATGGAAAGATACACACGTGTCAAATTAAATTAGAAGCGTGTTTGTCTTTTATTCCTGTAAATATTCCAAAGGGAAACATAACACGTTTACACCAAGCAATGCCTGAAAAATGTAAGCACAAAAATGATATAATTGCTTATCATAGATATTATAACACCGAAAAAACTCATTTCGCTAAATGGAAAAATACAGAAATTCCTTATTGGTACAAACCAAAAATTACACAAGATCTTCAGTAATAATAGCAATATAACGATCCTTTTTTAATTTTGATAGTTCTCTTGCTAGTTTTAATTTTTGAGAGATGTTATATTCGGGTTTTACAATTGCTTTTTCAATTAGTTCTATCTTTGAATTAATAACCTTGATATTGTAATTCAATAAAAAAGAGATAACTATTAAAATTGAGTGATACATTATTAATAAAAATATAATATTTTTTATTAATAATAAATGTCGTCGAATCTTGAAAAATTCTTATATAAAATTATAACTGTACAACTTTTTATCAATCTTGCTTTACATAGAATTATAGATACGCTAATATATAAAATGTTACCTCCTTATATTTCGAACTTTATTGACTTGGACTATTTTCAATATTCAAGAGAATTAATAATTAGCGTTGTAGTAATTTTATTAGCCTTTCTTTTCTATGATTAAAACTATATAGTCGCCAGACTTATATAAATTTCTTACTCCAATATTATATGTGTTATAATACTTTTCAATTTCAGACTTGATTTTTTTATAGCTAGTTTTTAAAAATACACTTTTAAGAAAAATTATATCAAATTTTTCTTCTAATTCTATTTTGTCCAATTCTCCTCCACATGAAATATAAAAAGTAAATAAATCATCATTTTCAAATAAAGTATATGGTTCTGGAATATAGAATTCATTAATAAATTTCTCGTAAGACAAATTATAATTTTTTTCATACTTATTTTGACAGGTTTGTATAATATTTACATCAAATGGATTAATAATTAGAAATTCCCATCCATTTTCAATCATACTTTACTATATTTATAGTACTCTTTTAAATTACTTTATTCCGATTCTTCAGAATC